TTCTCCCAAATCCAATGTGATTTTAATTTCCCCACTTACGTTTTGATTGACATCAGCCGTTTCCTTTGGTTTGCCGTACACCCTGCTCAACAAGGTTTCAATGCTATACAAGCTGCCCTTTTCAAGTGACTTCCGCATAGCGTTTGCAATGGTCTTTTCCAGCACCGTTGCCTTCGGGTTCTGCCACACTTCTTTCAGTTCATCCAAATCCATTGACAGCATTGCCTGAATGGTGTCGTTTATTTCGGCTAATTTGTAGCCCTGCTCTTTGAGTAGAGTGACGTACTTTTTTGGTCTGCCGTTGGGGTTTCTTACTTCCCCTTTTTGCGCTGGTATCAAATTATGTTCATTTGCCATGTCTTCTTATTTCTCTCTTTATTTTCCACATGTTGGACACATTTCTTTTTCTTCGGGTTCATCCTTGATTTCGGGTAGGTCAATGCCCCATGAGATTAGTTCCTCTGCATCCCACTCGTTTGCCAATTCATCCCAGTTCCATTCCCCGAATGAAACGTTATCCTTTATCAAAAATTCATCACGCTGTTTGGCTGTCCACTCGTCTGCCAATATGATTGGAATTTCTTCCGCCCCGATGTCGCAAAGTGCCTTGTATCTCATGTTACCGCCAAGGATTGTGTAACCCCCAAATTCGGAAGTGACGCAAACCAATGGACGGGCAGTCAGCATTTCGGGGAACTCAATCAGCGACCGCTTCAATTTGGCAAACTTATCCGCACTTATGGTACGTGGGTTATTTGCGTTTGGATGAATTTCGCTTAACCTTACCCAATGCATTTTTTTTGATTATTACTTCGATTGAAAATTCCCCGTTGCTGTGTTCTTCGGGTTTGTCCTTGTTTGTTGCCGTGTCGATTACCTCAATATCCCAATACTCTTTTATACCCGTTTGCAGTAATATACCCTCAACTGAAAAAGTATGTGGTGGCTCACATGAATACGGCAAATAGAAATATCGGTGGTCTAAATTCCATCGGCTCGGTAGTGTCTTTTTGCGTTCGTATAGGTCACGATGCGGAATGCTCATGATGATGTGACCACCGGGTTTGCAAATGCGATACCAGTTTTTAATTGCTGTGATTGGGTCATCCAAGTGTTCCAATACGTGGGAAGCATAGACATAGTCAAATGTGTTGTCTGCATATATCTCCATCGTGGTTGCATCGCAGTCATCTTTGTCATGGTGTATGCAATTAATCAATGAAATGGTATCAATGCCATCAAACGTGTCAATCCTTCCGCAACCAATGTCAATTCCTTGCCCTTTGATGTAGGTGTCATAAAACCCTGATGCAATTCTGCGTTGGTGTGCCTTTGCTGTTTCAGCCATATTTATGTTTGATTATTTGTGTTAAATTCATTATTGTCCAAGCACCATAGCCATTGTCACCAGTCGGGATGACGTTGTGGGCAGTCGGGCAGATTTCAACAACACGGGGATGCTTCATTACTTCGGCTATTGCGTAGGCCATTGACTGATTGCCTACAAATATCTCACAGCCCTTTATGATGCCGCACAGCTCCGCAAAATCTTTTACTTGGATGTGTTCAATGTCGGGCAGCTTGGCAGATATTATTCGGTATTCATCAGGCAACCCCACGAATTTTATTTTATCCTGATACTTACGGAGTATGCTATAATCAAAAGTCGGGTTGTGGTAACGAGCTGTGCGGTTCAGGATGATTTTATTGTTGCCTATCGGCTGAATGTCAAACGCTATCGGCTCGGCTAAATTGCAAGTCAGTTCGGGATATATGTGGAAGTACCAATGGGAGATATGCCCGGTGTAATTGTGAAACTTCCGGAATAGGTTGAAATTATAATCGGTCTGCACCGCTTCATCCGTGATTGTGCATTTTCCAATGAAGTCGGTTGACATCAAAAGTGGAACCAGCATCTGCGCCATCTTCAAATTCATCTGCACCTTGCCCATCGGATGGTTGAAACCATACTGGGCAGGTACATCCACCTGCAAATACAGATGCACCTTGCTATCATGCAACCGGGATGCCGACCGCATGGCCGGGAGTGAGTAAATCAAATCTCCTGCGTTACCGCCATGAATAATGCTAACCATTGAGTGCTTCCCTGTATAACTTTTTCAAGGTGTCAAACATACAACTGCGACACGCTGGGAATGGTTGGCCATATAACTGCCGATGCACCTCGTTTAATTTGGCATAGTACCCGGCTTCAAGCGCATACGTTCCCGTCTTATTTATCCGGTCAATGTGCGGTTTCAAATCAAGGCAAAGTGAACGCTGTTCGGGTGTCATATACGAGTCATTATGAAGTAACACAAACAGGGTAAAACAATCCCCAAGGCAATTCCGGTCAATGTGATTTCAATTAGTGTCATAGATATCGGTCAATTATTGCTCCAAAGATAGCACATAATGCACCATAAATCAGCCCGTACAATCCAAATTGAACGATAAACCATGTAAGCCCCACCCACCATGATAGGCAGAAGCCACATTCAAAAGGTTTGATAGTTGGTCTAAATCTGCTGTCAAGCGCATAGACAAATGAAATCATCGGGGGAAAGAAGTAACGGGATAGCAGGACACATAATGCGGCCACTCCCAAAATGTCAGTCATCGTATTCATTGTATTTTTCTTTTATTTGTGTTTTGATTGCGTTGATTATTTGGCTGATTTCCCGGTAGTTGATTTTGGTATCACGGGCAATCATTGCCATGCTCTGTTTGTCTTCCCACAACTGCCAAAGTTTTACAACATACCACTCGGAACGGTTGAAATGATTGGCCACCTCTTTGAAGTTAACCGATTGCACCGCTTCCTGTTTTCTGCGGATGTGGGTTTCGTCGTAATCTTCGGCTTCCTCATCGTAATTTTCGGGCAGGGTTTCTGTGGTGCGTAAAAAATCCCGGTAGAACTTGGTATATCGGTTTCCGTTTACCGCATTGCATCCCACCCTTACTAAATAGTACACAAGGCCATTATTTTCATGCAGTTGGATCAGGCGGTCAGCATCCATTTCACAGCAAATTAAGAGTAGGTGTTGTTGTAAATCAGGGGCAACATGACCACCCACCTTGTTGCAGAAGTCGGGAAGCCATTTGGATGTGGCAAGGTCAATCAGTATCTCGGTGCGCTTGTTCAAGTTTTAAAGCGTGAACTTTTTTGAGCCACTCCTTGAATTGTTTGTTATCCCCATACCGTGCATGGTCACGTCTGCACAAAGCCATCAGGTTTTCAATTACGTCAGCGTGTTTGCTGCCACCCATTCCACGAGCTTCAATGTGATGAATGTCCACAGCAGCAGCACCACACACTTCGCAAGGAATGAATGAGCTTGTATCATAGCCGAAATGCTGCATATAGATTTTCGTGTGCTTCTTCACGCTACAAATTTTATTCGCAAATAATCTATTCTGTGAAATTGTGGATAACTTTTACACAAATAATTTAACAAAAAGTATTGCAGATATAAAAAACTATATTATATTTGCGGTATGGAAAACACAAAAACACCTTTCGAGCTGGGTTATGAAGCCTGTCAGCAATTTAACTACTGGGGAACAAACGATGAAAATCCCTACTGGAACAACACAGATGAATTTAAAGAATGGGAAAAGGGATGGTCTTGGTACATCACCCAGACGATTGAATGGGAACGTGACGAACAAAGCGACATTGATTATCACGAACGTCAGCAGTACTGCAACGATTAAAAAATAAATTTGGAAATCTAAAATCTTTGTTTTATAATTGCATATCGGAACAACAGGAATTAGACCCCCTGCCGAGAACCAAGCAAATGAGTAAAAATATAATTAACACCCACGCAAGTAAAAGGTCGGCTATCTTGGGGCCGGGTCTAACCTTTGAAAGTGTGGGTGTTTTTTTTATGAACATTTACAAACCCACACCATTACCAGTCGCATATTGCGATGAGCAAATCGCAGACCTTGAACTGCGGAAAGAGTATGAAAATTACAGGCGAGAAAATCAGGTACTTACGTTATTACAATGTGAGTACCTTTGGATGAAACTTGACCTGCAAATAATCTACTATCAGCAATGCAAAAAATTAACCCTTAAACAAAATGGCAAAGGATAAAAAGTCATTCGTAATGTACTGCGACCAGCAGGCAATATTTAAAATGCTACCTGATGAAATTGCAGGTAAATTGATTAAGCACATATTTGCATACGTAAACGATGAAAACCCGGTTGCTGATGACTTGGTTTTACAGCTTGCATTTGAACCTATTAAAATGCAGTTAAAAAGGGATTTACGGCATTGGGATGCTGTACGTGAAAAGAGAAGTGAAAGCGGTAAATTAGGTGGCAGACCTAAAAAGCAAACAGAAGCAAAAAAAGCAAATGGTTTTTTTGAAAAGCAAACGAAAGCAAAAAAAGCTGTTAATGTAAATGTTAATGTTACTGATAATGTAAATGTAAATGATAATGACAATAAAGATATATATCGTAAAATTTTGCATTTGGAAATCACACGGGCAGAAGTTGACAAACTAATTGCCGAGGGATATACCATTAACCAAATTGATAACATACTTGACAGGGCAGAAAATTGGAAAGGTATCGTGAACAAAAGGTCATTGTACCTTACCGCAAAAAACTGGTTATCTACTGACAGCAAAAAAATCACAGCAGAAGTTTATCGCACACCCAAAGAAAACTTTTTAACATGATTGAACAACAAATACTCGGAACGTGGTTGCAAGGTAAGCAACTTGACCTTACCGCAACGGTACGCAGCGAATGGTTTACCGTGCCAAAATACCGCACCCTATGTCTGACCATTCAGGCAATGTATATGAACAACGAGCATATTGACAATGTATCGGTGGTAATGAAGCACCGTGACATGGCAATGGACATCGCAGGGTTAAACAATTACTACACAGGCGAAAGCATTACCCGGTTGGTTTCAATGTTGCATCAGGAATATATCCGTAAAACCCTGACCATTGACTTGACAAAAATTGTCAATGACCTGACCAACGGCAGCGACATAATGGAAAGCATGGCAGAAGTGCAGAAAAGCATTGATGAAATACAGCTGAACGAAAACGGACAAGCTGTTGACCTCATTACTTTACTCGGTGACCGCTTCGACAACTTGGAAAAGCGGAGTAAGGCCGAAATCAAAACCATAGGACTGCCCACCGGGTTTACCAAATTGGACAAGTACATCGGGGGTTTTGTGCCGGGTGAAAATGTGGTGGTGGCAGGTCGGCCCGGAATGGGTAAGACAGCTTTTGCAGTTAGCATCGGGATTGCTCATGCAAAGCTGGGTGGAAGGGTTGTTATGTTCAGTATGGAGATGTCAAAGGAACAACTTGCAGACCGCATTCTTTCATCACTTGGAAGGGTAGATAATTTGAAAATACGAAATGCTGATGTAAATGAATTTGAACTTGAACGGATTGCTGATGAACTGCTAAAAATGGACATACAATTTCAAATCGAAGACAGCACTATGCTTGACATTGCCCAAATCAAAACCCGAATTAAGACAATGAAAGTAAAGCCAACGCTGGTCATCATTGACTATATGCAGTTGGTTAAAAGCACCGGGGGAAAAAATCGTGAGCAGGAAATTGCCAACATATCCCGGCAATGCAAACTGATTGCAAAAGAATGCGGATGCACCGTGATGCCATTGTCACAACTCAACCGGGGAACAGAGGAAGGCAACAGCCGACCCAAGTTAGCAAACCTACGGGAGTCGGGAGCCATTGAACAGGATGCAGACACGGTTTTATTCCCATACCGCCCTGATTACTATGAAGCACAAAAGAATGGCGGCAATCCACCTGAACTTGAAGATGCTGAACTCATTATCAGCAAGTGCAGAAACGGAATGACCGGAACATTGCAATGCAATTTTATGGGTAAAACCGTTGAATACATTTTTTAATTAAATATAAATAACTATATTTGCAGTATGAAAATACTAAATCTATACGCTTGTTTAGGTGGCAATCGTTACAAATGGGATGAGGTAGCTGATAATTTAGAAATTACAGCTGTTGAACTTGACCCGGAAGCAGCACGTTTATATCAAGAACGTTTCCCAAATGACAAAGTTATTGTCGCAGATGCACATCAATACTTATTAGACCATTACAAAGAGTTTGATTTTATATGGAGTTCACCACCTTGTCCAAGTCATAGTAGGGTTCGTATAAGTCAAAAAAGCAGAGAAACATTTTTACCTGTATTTCCTGATTTAAAGCTGTATGAAGAAATTATTTTTTTAGAAAATTATTTTGATGGTAAATATTGTGTTGAAAATGTAATCCCATTTTATGAACCATTGATACCAGCACAAAAACGTGGAAGGCATTTGTATTGGACTAATTTTATTTTGCCTAATAACATAGACAGAAAAGAAGGAAAAGGCATTGTTGGTTCCGATATCAAAAATGAAGTAAAAAAACTTTGTGAGTTTCATGATTATGATTTTACACAATATAAAGGTGAACAAAGAATTGATAAAATGGCACGTAATCTTGTAGATTATGAAGCTGGTAGAACAATACTTGAAACTGCTATGGGAATAATTAGAAACTTAAATACAAAACAACAAACATTAGAACTATGAGAATAAAAATCAAAGCACCACAGCACAACAGCAGGACTACGTTCAGGCGAAGCGAAATTGAACGGCTTAAAGAAGTAATCTACCACCAGTCAATACGCATTCATGAACTTGAAAGGATGCTCAAAGTTGACCAAATGGATAGGTCGGAACACTACATCAAGGCCGCACACCTTGCAATTAAATCGGTATTTGCTGAATACCAACCCGAATTTATCACTATTGAAACCCGGAAGCGTGATGTGGTAGAACTACGACAGATTTTTCAATGGTTGTGCCGTAATAAGACCACACTTTCATTGCAAAAAATCGGGCAAATATGCGGTGGCCGTGACCATTCCACCATCATAAATTCATGCCGTGTGGTAGATAACCTGATGCTGTATGACAAAAGGTTTGCCCGGAACCTTGAAACCGTGAAAAACAAGTTTGAAAACTTTGCAGAACAGATATGAAAGAGTTTTATTTTGACCAGCATTCAATAATTTGTCCATGTGGCAAAGAAAAAAAAGTACAAGGTTGGGATAAGTTTTGCGAAATCAATCCGGAAAGGTTTTTATTTTTTGTTGGGACAAAATTTGTCCTAATTACTTACCACTCCTGCATGGGGGCTTATGATGAATATGATTTTAAGAAAATTTTGATACAAAAAGTTATTGATGACAGCCAAATTTTTGATTATTACGAAATTGTAAGAAGTTCAAATCTCAAAGATACATTGCAAGATTTTCGCATAAGAAATGAATCTTTGAGAAAAAACATTCAGCAAGTCAATTATATTTATTCCGATTTGTGTGGTAAAGAATATGCTATAACTACACAAGTAGATTATTTGGACTGGCTTTGCAATCAGGATGACATTGATAAAAATTATACCGAAGCAAAAAACATGATTACAAAAAATCAATATGACTGGTTGCTTCCACAATTACAAAAACTATACATTGCAAATAAGGTTTACAATGAAAACGAAACCGAATATTGCAAGAGTATTGACCACATAATACAAAAAATCAATCAATACATAAAATAAAATGGAAACTACAAAAAAAGTAAATTCAAAAGAATTGCTCAAACACGCATTCAACATGATGATGATGTTGAAATCAAAAGCTATTTCAGTAGAAGAAGCAAAAGCACAATCTAATCTTTTGAAGCAATCCAACAATCTGTTGAAGTATGAATTAGACAGGGCAATTGCAGTACAGAAATTCGAGCATTTAGAAATTCGTAACATCGAAGAGTAGTTTTTTTAAGTTTAATTTACTATATTTGCACCATGTTAATACTCGATATATGTTTAAGTGATTTGCCCAGCGAGGCAATCACCACCGGAAAGAACGGAAAGAAGTACATCAAGCTCGTATGTGCTGAACGCAAAGCCGAAGGAAAGTTTGGCGAAACCCATTACATTGCTCTGTCGCAGTCAAAAGAAGAACGGGAAGCGAAGAAACCTGCAACCTATGTTGGGGGTGCTAAAAATGTAAGTTACAAAAATGTAACATCCGAGCCAAAAGTAAGTTCAACCGATGACCTACCCTTTTGATGAAAGACCAAATAATTTACACTTGTCATCACATTAGAGATTTGCTGCTTGAAAAAAATGCCAAGTATGGAAACTCCGCCCTTGAGCCAACACGGATATTCAGCAAGGCATCCACCACAGAGCAGTTGCTTGTCCGCATTGATGACAAGTTGAGCCGCATCAAAACAACTGGGATGGAAGCACCTGACGAAGATACATTGAATGACCTTATCGGCTACCTAATTTTACTCAAAATCGCAACGAAATGACACACGAAGAAAAACGAATACACTTTCTTAACCACGCCCGTAAAGGGATGAAGATGCAGGTGGTCGATGCCTGCAAAGGTGTGGCAAGTTATGCCACGGTGATTAAGGCCCTGAACAATCCAAGCAAGTACAAAAGCAAAAAAGAACAGCAGGTTATTGACACCGCATTTGAGATTGTGTCAAATTTATATTGATATATAATTATGTCAATTAAAGAAAAATATAAAGTAAATAGCATTGAGCCACATCAAACATATGAATGGCTATTAAAAAAACACTATGCTAAAAGAATACCTTCTATTTCATATGCCTTTGGATTATTTGAAGGTTCAATATTAAAAGGTGTAATGACAATAGGAAAACCAGCTTCTCCATCTTTATGTGATGGAGTTTGTGGTAAGCAATTTTCGGTATATGTTTATGAATTAAATAGATTGTGTGTAGATGAAGGGTTAGAAAAAAATGTATTAAGTTATTTTGTTTCAAATTGCCTTAAAATTATAAAAGATGATTTAATTATTGTTAGTTATGCAGATAAACAAATGAATCATAATGGATATATTTATCAAGCAACAAATTGGATTTATACAGGAGCAACAAAAGAAAGAACAGATATAGGACAAGAAGATGGAACACATAGTAGACATTATGATAAATTGATTGATAAAAAGGCAAATCGTAAATTTAGAAGTAGCAAACATAGATATATTTTTTTTGTTGGCAAAAAAAGTAAGATTTTTTTAAAAGAACTAAAATACAAAAAACAATCATATCCAAAAGGAATAAATTCAAGATATGATGCTTCATATAAACCAAAAGTTCAAACAATTTTATTTTGATATACAATAATGTATGTCTACTGAAACTGGTCTTTACAAAACCATTGTTTATTGGAAAGGTGAGATGCTATCCTTTGAGCCGGTTCCTAATGAAGAACTTGAAAAGACCCTGAAAAAATATCGGAAGAAAGGATTTAATGCCGAGCCGATTTCGGATGACCTGATAAAAAAAATTGCAAAAAGTTTTGTAATATAAAAATCTATACTATATTTGCATTATGGAAACACAAATAAAAGTCACACACACAGGCAGCTATTCTGCCAAATTTGAACACGATGATGTTATTTACCGCATTGACTGGGAAGATGACAGCGACAACATTTACTTCTTTCAAGAGTTCAGCCCAACCGCAGAAGGGCGCAAATGCGTGAGCATCCCGGCTGAAATTCTGCCGACCTTAATCAGGATTTTTGGCACAATCCAAACCGACAATTTAAAATAACAAGGTAAAATCAAGACAAACAGTTTAATATTCCAAGGACAATGAATGAAACACTAACCGCACCAATCCAGCCAAATGAAATAGAATGGCGTGTGCAATCAGTCACCAGCACAGGCAAGATGATTGTCGTGCCGTACATCAACAACAGATGCGTTATGCAACGCTTTGACGCAGCCTTTGGTGCAGAGAATTGGACATCCGAGTTCAGGGAGATTGCAAATGGCTTTCTTTGCCGATTGACCGTTACCATAAACAAACGGGAAGTGTACCGGGAAGATGGTGCA